CTAACACCTTCGGCGCTATGGTTGTAGATATTTTAGATTATGCCAATACTAATAAGTATAAAACAATGCGTATGTTATCGGGCGTAGATTTAAATGGAACTGTTGCAGGATTTGGTGGCATAGTCGAACTCATGTCTGGGTCTTGGCGTAATACCGCCGCTATTACTTCGGTGACTGTTGCGGCTGGAAATCCTAACTTTGCTCAATACTCATCATTCGCGCTTTATGGGGTCAAATAATGGCTAAAACTTATGAACCAATAGCGACCGTCACCGCGGCAGGTGGGTCATCTACACAATTAGTTATGTCGTCTATTCCTGCAACCTACACAGATTTAGTAATAGTGATTAACACCTCTACTTCAGCAAATAGCAATTTAGTATTTAGATTAAATAATGACTCAACTGCTATTTATAGCAATACTGCGCTAAATGGTGACGGCTCGACTGCAACTTCAGGTAGAAATAGCAATACCGACAAAGGATATTTTGACTCAGCCGCCTATTCCGCTAACAATTTTAACTACAATGCAATTCTAAACCTGATGAATTACAGCAATACAACGACATTTAAGACAACCGTAAGTAGGTCTAATAATGCTGCTGTAGGCGTTACCGCTGGAGTTACACTTTATCGCAGCACTTCCGCAATTAACAGAATAGATTTCTTAACAACGGCTGGTACTTTTAACGCTGGCTCGACCTTTACCCTATACGGAATTAAGGCGGCATAATGGCAACTTATATCCAAATTGGTAGCACAGTAACGGTAGGCGCAGGTGGGGCGGCATCTATCGACTTTACCTCAATACCTGCAACTTACACAGACTTGCTGATTAGAATATCTGCCAGAACAAACCGTTCGGGGCAACCAGTAGATAGCCTTAAATTAACTTTTAATGGTGCTACTACTAACTTTTCCGCTCGCGGTGTAGGCGCAGACGCAAGTTCTGGATCGGGCTTTTCTTTTAATAATGCAGGCAGCGCATCTATTGAAGATGCGGTCTTTATGACTGCCGCAACAGCAACGGCTAACACCTTTGGCAGCGCGGACATTTATATTCCTAATTATGCAGGAAGCACTAACAAGTCTGTTTCATCGGACAGCGTTACAGAAAACAATGCTACTCAGTCATATCTATTGTTCGATGCTGGTCTCTGGTCTAATACTTCAGCAATTACTAGCATCAAACTAGCACCGCTTAATGGTTCACTTATCAACCAGTATTCAACCGCTTCACTCTACGGCATATCTAAATCATAGGAGACAAAATGGCAGACACAAAGATCATCGTAAACTGCGAGACAGGCGAAGTCTCTGAAGTAGAACTTACAGCCGAGGAAATCAAGCAGCGCGAAGCAGATGCGATCGCTTACGCAAAGGCGAAGGCAGATGAGGAGCAAGCAGCAGCCGAGAAGGCTGAGGCTAAGGCTGCTATCGCAGATCGCTTAGGACTTACTCAAGATGAATTGGCTTTACTACTGGGATGAAACCCAAGTTATGCAAGGCTGGACAACAACTCCGTGAACAGTTCGATGACTGCTTCAGCGATCGTGACCGTACCTCGGACGGCTGGCTCGGCGATAGTCGGCACGCAGCTCGTAAGTCTGACCATAATCCAGATGCGCAAGGCTGGGTTCGTGCCATCGACATTGACCGCGATCTATCGGGAAAGCCCAAGCCAGACATCATGCCTGATGTGGCAGATCAACTTCGTCTCTTGGCAAAGTCTGATAAGCGCCTGGCATATCTCATCTTCGACGGCAAAATTGCAAGCGCCAAAAGCGCTTGGCGCTGGAGAACTTATACTGGGATTAACAAGCATCGCCATCATCTCCATGTCTCGTTCACTACAAAAGGTGATGAAGATGGTTCGTTCTTTAATATCCCGCTACTAGGAGGATCGCTATGAATATGAAAAACCCTTATGTCCTAACTGCTGGTGCATTCCTTTCAGCATGGGCAGCATCTAACTTTGCAGCAGATTATCGCTCAATTCTTTGGGCTGTACTTGCTGGAGTATTCGGATATGCGACACCAAAACGATGACACAGACGGATCTCCTAAATCTTTATATTGCTACTCTTGCAATAGTGGGTGGATTAGCTGGCTATGTGATCACTCACTTGCTGTCGGAGATTAAGCGCCTTAATGCGCGTGTCGATGAGATCTACAACATACTTCTAGAGCGATAATATTTACATGGCACGCAAGAAGGCTATCGACTTAGAGGCTTACTCTATGCTTGAAAGTTATTGCATAGGGCTAAACGAGTATTGGAAGAGCCTACGCAAAGCGGGCTTTAACGAAGAAATCGCTTTGGCTATTCTGCTTGAGCCTTTGACTTATCCGGCAACGATCCTGCCTACTCCTAACTGGCTGCCAGATCTACCCAACCGCATCCCCTATGACGATGACGATGAGGATTAACCATGGCAGTATTTCGGCAAGTGATCGTGCCCGACCTTCAAGTGCCTTATCATGATGAAATTGCTGTACGCAATGTTGCAAGTTTTATTAAGAAATACCGCCCAGATAGCGTGGTTACTCTGGGAGACGAAATCGATCTCCCACAGATCAGCCGGTGGACAGAAAACACACCAGGCTGGTACGAGCAGACACTAGCTGAGGATCGAGACCAAGCGGTTGAGGTTCTCTGGTCGCTAGTCGAGCATTCTAAAGAAGCACACATGATCCGTTCTAACCATACGGACAGGCTTTACAACGTCATCATGAAGAAGATCCCAGCGTTCTTGGCTCTGCCTGAGTTACGCTTTGAGCGCTTCATGCGTTTAGACGAACTAGGCATCACCTATCATAAGAAGCCTTACGCCTTCGCTAAGGGCTGGGTAGCAGTTCATGGGGATGAGCAAGGGATCAACCCTAATGCGGGTCTTACAGCCCTTCAGGCGGCTCGTAGACACGGTTTAAGCGTAGTCTGTGGACATACTCACAGAGCGGGCTCATCGGCCTTTACAGAGGCATCTGGGGGCAAAATAGGGCGTATCCTGCGTGGCGTTGAGGGCGGGCATCTAATGGACGTTCGCAAAGCGGGCTATACAAAGGGCACAATGAACTGGCAACAGGCTTTTATCATCGTCGAAGATACTCAGGTAACTCTGGTCAACCTAGAAAAGGATGCGACCTTCGTAGTACATGGCCGCCGGTATGGACGATCTCGATAACGACATAAGGCGCACGATCGATGATGCGATGGACGATGGAGAATTGTTACCGTTTCGTTATCAACACACCGTCAGATAGTCAGATATTTATGCAACACTTATGCCAAGAAGCTGCGAAGGGCGCAGTAGAAGGGCAGTAAATGAACGCAGATATAGCAATTACTTTATCGCTAGCACTAGGAACGTTAATCGGCTTTGGCTTTGGTTACGGCAAAGGCTTTGAACACGGCAAGATCAAGGGGCGCATAGCAGCTCGTAAGATGCACCGCCAGTTCGAGCAGGTCGGCCGATGAACTCGCGTGATTACCTCAACGAAGCCAGAGCAACTATCCAAGACCGAGGAATGGACTACGGTCACCCTACGGACAACATGGCGCGAACAGCTGCCCTGTGGTCGAGTTATCTGGAAATGCCAATTACTGACTATCAAGTCGCGACGTGCATGGCGCTCGTTAAAATAGCGCGAAGCATGGAGACTGCAAAGGTTGATACCTACGTCGATGCGGTTGCTTATCTAGCAATAGCAGGACAACTGCACACAGAGGAGAATGAGCAATATGTTTAATCTAGAAGATTACGAGACAGTTGAAGAACGCCTAGTTAAGTTTTGGAAGGATCACCCAGATGGCCGAATTAGCACTACTTTGGTTGAGCACACGCTTCAGCGGTTTATTGTTCAGGCTTCTGTGTTTAGAACTGAAGTGGATGCACAGGCTTGGACAACTGGCTTTGCAGAAGAAACCGTCAGCACTAGAGGAGTCAACTCTACGTCTGCGCTTGAGAACTGCGAAACGTCTGCGATCGGTCGTGCACTTGCCAACGCAGGTTATGTTACGAAAGGCAAACGCCCTAGCCGCGAAGAGATGTCTAAAGTCAAAGCAGCTGAACCAAAGCCTTTCGCAGAGAAGTTAGCAGATAAGATCACGATGCCGGTTGAAGATGATCCTTGGACTACGAAGGCAGTAGCGGAAGCGCCAACTGCTAGTGAAGCGGTCGATCTGGTCAAAGAAGTATTAGGTGGAGTCAAAATAGATAAAGACATTCCGCTATGTCGTAACTGCCACGATCATAAGCCTATGGCATGGAGAACAGGCGTTAGCGCAAAGACGAACAAGCCTTGGGCTAACTTCAACTGCTTCGCTTGCAAAGATGTAATCTGGTACAACTTAGCGCCAGACGGAACTTGGAAGCCACGAGAGGGTCAGTAATGAGCGGCTTACAGTTTATGAACCAAGACGGTGAATGGGAGAACTTTCCAACCGATGACGAACTAGCTGAGAAGGCTAAGCATCAAGAATTACTAAATGCGCTACAGGTGCGGATTATCTGTCACCTATGCAATGAGCCAGTACCGCGTGAGGAGTTGGCGTTCTACATTGCCGGCACGATCCTGACTTGGTCATGCAAGAAGTGTCACGCGGTCAATGTCTCAAAGTAGAAAACACCGCGGCTTTCGCACAGAGCGAGTAGTCGCAGAGTATCTGAGGCGCTGGTGGGAAGGCGCTTCAGTTGGCCGAGGTTCTGGTCGCGATATTCTCAACGTTCCGTTCGACTGTGAGATAAAAGCGCGTACAGGTCTCGATGTCTCGGGAACACTCCGCCAGATCGAAACTAGAACAGCCAAGAGCGGCTTATTGGGGTTTGCTTGCTTTAGGCTTAATGGGCAAGGTGAGAAGGCTGAAGATTACGTGGCCATGCTCAGACTTGGCGATCTGGTGGAGTTACTCGAAGCCGCGGGATATAAGAACCGTAAAGATGTAGTTCAAGATGCAGACATATCTAGATGCTTAGACTGTGGCATTTACGCCTTAGGTCAACGATGCGAATGGTGTCGGGAAAACCAATAATGGCAGATAATTGGTACACGCCTAAATGGATATTTGATGCGTTAAACGTTGAGTTCGATATTGACGTTTGCTCACCTATTGGCGGCACTGGGTTAGTTCCAGCCAAGAAGTTTTACTCTATAGAGGATGATGCGCTTAAACAGGATTGGCATGGGCTAGTTTGGATGAACCCGCCTTATAGCAAACCAGCGCCATTCCTAGATAAGTTTATCGAGCACAACAATGGGTTAGCCTTAATCACGTTGGCCAAAGCCCGTTGGTTTCATAAGGTCTGGAACAGTTCGGCTTCGATATTGCCTATGCCGGTTAACTTAAAGTTCGTTAGACCAGAAGGCGGAGAAAATCAGGTGATGATGAATACGGCTTTAATTGGATTAGGTGAGATAGCGGTCGATGCCATGAAGCAATCTAATCTTGGAAAGTTGAGATAATGCCTATTTACGAGTTCGAATGCACCAACGAGTCATGCGAGGCTAACTTGCGGTATGAGAAGGAGTTCAAGATTAACGAAGATCACTTAGTCGAATGCGGCTTATGCCATGAACCTATGAAGAAGATCTACAGCTCGTTTGGCATTGCCTTTAAGGGTAGTGGCTTTTACAGTACGGATAACCGATAATGACATGTGATACAAATCACTTCCACATAGTGAGACAATAAGATAATGCTACGCTCAAGATACTTGACATGCTCGGTACTCTTACGGCTAGAAGCCTTCGAGGGCTTCAAAGCGGGCCGCTTGCGGCTAGCCCGCTTGGTAGCCGCCGTTATTGGGATACTTCTATCTATAGCAATGCCCTTAGATGTAATGGCTTCAATAGATGCCACTAAAAGCATAAAGACTCTTGCTAATAAGCAGTTAACAGATAAGCAATACCATTGCCATAACGAGATTATCTATAGAGAGTCTAGATTTAATATAGATGCAGTTAATGGTTCACACTATGGTTACTATCAGATGCGTAGTGAGTCTATGAAGAACAAGCCATATGACTATCAGTTCTATATCTATTGGTATTATGTTGCTAAGAGATATGGCTTTGATAAGTCTAATCCTGAGTTGCCGGACTATTGTTCTGCGCTTCATCACCTAAGAACAAGAGGCTGGCAGTAATGGCAAAGCGTGGTGATCCTAGATTAACTAGAGACTATAAGAAGTTTAGGTTGCAGGTGTTAGCGCGTGACCAATGGTCATGCTTCTATTGCAGCCAACCGGCTAGTACAGTTGATCACATCATTCCAATTAGCAAAGCACCTGACTTGGTGATTAACTTCGAGAACGCTGTTGCTTGTTGCCAGTCATGCAACAGTAGTAAGGGCAGTCGAAATCAGGGCGTTTTTTTAGGTAGGGTGCCTAC